AGAGCGGCAAGCTTATGATGCTACGCGGGATAGAAGCACGACGGCGACTATTGAGCCCCGCGCCGGCATCGGCCGGCCGCTCTTCGCGGCTCGCAGGGGGCTATTGCAGGCCGCGTGCCAACTCCCGCAAACCGTTGAACGCAAAGGGTTTAGGCCGACTTTCACTATGACTTACACCTGTGCCGAAATGGAACAGGAGTGTACCGAAATGGAACACATGTGTTCCAAAGTGGAACAGATGCACAAGATGTTGTGTGTGCCGGAATGGAACACTAACCCGAGCCGCAGGCCGCGCCAATACAGCGAAGGAAACGCCCCCACCCTGGCCGGCTAGATGGGACCCATTGGAGCCTCGCGCGCGGGGTAAGAAGTCGCAGCCCCTCCACCACTTCCGCGGATTTTCGCGCTTCCGGATCCCCCGGGTGCCGGGTGGTCGCCACCACCAATTTCGAGCTCGAGCCTCTGCACCCTCAAAACCCCCCCCGAAAAAGGGACAAAAAAATATAAGGCTTCATCCAGGGGGTGTTTGCGGAACACTTACACCTCAGGGTGTAAGTTCGGCGTCGGGTGGAGCCGCGGGGAGGAATCGAACCCCCATCTGGTCGCTTACAAGGCGTCCGCTCTGCCGATTAAGCTACCGCGGCAAAAGAAAAGCCCGGGGGAGGGAAAAGGAGTAAACCCTCTCACCCGGGCACGCCAGCGGGGAGCCGGCGCTAGGGGTCGAACGTGCAACCCGTTACAGACCCACTTCGAATATACCACAACGTGGTCAGGGGAGTGGGACTCGAACCCACGTCTCCGCGTTCACAGCGCAGTGTGCTGACCGTCTGCACCATCCCCTATGGAAGCCAACCAGGGAATCGAACCCCGATCTCCGGGTTCAAAGCCCGGCGCCCTACCACTGGACCAGTCGGCCGTTGGGGCGAGGGGACTCGAACCCCTACCCGTCCGCTTAAAAGGCGGATGCTCTGCCTTCGAGCTACGCCCCAGTATCTGTGGTCCGGATCCGAGGAATCGAACCTCGCTGTCCCAGCTTATCAGGCTGGTGCCTCTACCAGTCGACCTGATCCGGATGATTGGTGGGTCGGGAAGGAGTCGAACCTCCACCTGTCGGGTTACAGCCGAGCGTGCTAGCCGTTGAACACCACCGACCCAAGTGGTCAGGGTCCCCAGAGTCGAACTGGATCCACCGCGTTCCAGGCGCGGGAGGCAACCCCTACCCCAGACCCTGCTCACGGACACCTCGACAGGCCGATCACGGCCAAGATGACGTAGGCCATCAACAGCCACACCAACACCGGATCAGGTGCCTGCCGAGTCATGCCGCTGGACCAACTCAAAGAGAGGCCGGACCCACATCAGCAACGAGGCCTTGAACTCGTCCCGGCTCTCGATTGCCGGCACATCCCAGAGTCCCTCAGCTATCGCCTCCGCGAACTGCTCCGCGGTCCAGCCTCGAGCCCAGGTCTGTAACTCCGGGGTGGTCAACCTCGTGGGATCCATGATCTGCATCTTCAACCTCTCCAGCCAAAGACTCATCGTCAGCTGTTGAATGAGTGTCACTGGGACACCGGGCAATCGGTCAGCAGGTTGTACCAGCGACCGTCCTGGGTAATCCGCACCTGACACTGCACCGCACAGTCCAGATGATCTCGGTGTGCAACCACCGCCCGCGGCAGCCGGCGCCCCGATGCGTGCGACCACGGACACACGAAGCTGTTGCCGTACGGCTTACCAGTCTCGCTGCAGTACGTTACCAGATGCAGCCCATCATTCTCGTCTGGGATGTTGAGCTCCCCCACGTCCGCGACCTCGGCCGCCCCGGGATTCGCCTCCAAGAACATCAACTCCTTGGAGACCACCGGGTCCCCATGTCCAGTGTGAACGTCAACTCCTGCCGTGTCGAGGTCAGAAAACGCCCAGCTGGGGGGCGGAAGTCGTGCGGCCTCCTCCTCTGCAATGAGCGCCATCTCAATCGCGGTGAGCGGCGATAGACAGTGAAGGTCTCGATAGTCGGTCTCCAATCGGATTCTCTCGTTGTACCTCCAGATCCGGAGACAGTGCCAGCATTGCCGGCCAGTCGCGCGCTTGCCCTGATAGCGCGGGTGTTTCGGGCATCGGTCAGTCGCAGGGTTAAACATCGGCGTTCTCCTTTGGTTGTATTTTAGCCCACAAATCGCGAACTTGCGAGGTGAAAGTCGTCATCGCCGGGTGCGGCACGATGCGGTCCGAGTCCTCGGCTTTCGCCAAAACCCGCAGCATCAATAGATCCTCGAGCGTTCGCTTCACTACGTTTCGGTGTACATGCAGCCTGGTGGCCAGTTCGTTCGGTGTTGCCCCCGCTTCCGGGAGTTCACCCAGTAACTCGAGTCGAATCTGAGGCAGGGACCCGATGGCGGCCCGCATGATGGGGTATCGAACCTGTTCGTGGTCACTGTCTTCGCCTCGGAACAGCATCAGACCCTTCATCAACTGGTTCAGTTGCTTGGCCAAGCGGGCGCCCGACTCTGGTCGAGCCCTATCCAATGGCTCCTTGGACCATCGGTCCCGCGGAATAATCGTGCGGGCGATGACAGTTGCCTCAGATAACTCGGCCAACCAGTTGTGGGACCGCTTGGTATCCACGTCATCGGGTATCTCGTACTTGTCGAGCAGGGCCATGGCCCCCTCCAGCCGGGTTTTCATGGTCGCATCGTTCTGTTCGAGGGCTCGGAGACTCGGTCGGATGGTGCTCGGACGGTACTCGCGCCACAAAATGAAGCGTTCACCCATCCGTCGGAACGCAGACATCTGCGAATCCCACTCTTCAGTGCTCGCGGCGACCGCCCCAACCCGCCCACGCCAGTCCATTTTCTTCCCAGTACCCCATTCCCACTCGAAGTGACCGTCGTAAACCTGTCGCATCTGCGCCAGGAGCTCCGATTTTACCCCCGAATCCATCGCAAACAGGGTCGAGAAGTCGTTGAACGCGAAAAACTTGACTCCATCCGACACATGAACCCCATCGGTGATGCGATCTGAGATTTTCTCAAGGATGCCCACCTTCTTCGGTCCGGATTTCGTCTTTCGCATGCCGCTCGCGAACGTGTGCGGCGTGAATCCACCAATCCCATAGACCCCTCCGAGCCCTCGAAGGGACTCCGTGATGACCGTTTTGGCGCTCCCGGGCGGGCCGACGATAGCCAACCATATTGGGAGCCCGTTGGTGACGTAGTTTCCGAGAATCGTGGCGCAAACTACGTCCAGAAGCCACCAGTTGTCCAGGTACAAGTACTCGTCGAACGTTCCGTGTATCGCGCGGACGATGGCTTCCTGCTTCATTTGAGCCCTCCCACCTTCCAGCCGTGGTTCATCTCGTCACTTTCGATCTCGTGACGGTAGACGCGCACCACTTTCCAGGGCCGGCTCTTGGAATCCACGAGTAGTTTCCCAACGACCGCGAATTCTGTGGGAATCCAGGTGATAGTGTGCACGTTGTCCGTGCGCTCGAGCTCAGCCTGCCTAAGACGTTGCGCCACCGAGCACCGCCGCGGTTTTGGCCGTCTCCATGTAGGCGAAGCCGACGATTTCGCTGGACTCGATCATCACGACCCGGTCAGTGTCACTGATGAACCGGACGTACTGGTTCAATCCCTGCCACTCCTTGATCTGATTCTCGAGTTGAAGAGGGGTCAGGTTGGTCACGATCTCCGGGACCGAGCCTCCCCCGCGTAGCAGAATTTCGTATGTCATTGGAACCTCCTTGCTTTTTAGTTTACCACGTGTTAGGTTGGAATTCACCTCGGGGCCGCCTTTGGGTGGAGTGACATATCCTTCGGGAACGGGTCACGCGTCGGGTAACCGACGCCCCGGGACCACAACGCGGGGTCGCCAAGTGGTTTAAGGCAGCGGGTTCATGTCCCGCCATTCGGGGGTTCGAATCCCCTCCCCGCCTCCACTCACAACGTCTTCACCCAATTCGGATTGAACTTTGGCCGGCACGAGGCCACCCCCGGCGCTCGAATCATGAGGTCTCGAGCCCGACAATCCTTGCGCAGCTGCCTGAGAAGGACCGCGAACGGCGACTCGCTCGGATCCAACCTCACTATCGCATCCGCCATGTCGGGCACGACGCGAGGTGGGGCAGAGACCTCCTCCCACGGCGCCCCCGTCAGCCAATCCAGTACTCGAAGAATCCACCTACCCACTCGTTTCATAGCCCACCTCGCGTCACTGTGCTAAACTTTCACCTATGGAGCACCTTGATCTCGACGAACATTTGCAGGTTATCTCTGCCGGCTTGGAGCACTACACCACCCGGGAGCTCCTGGACCTAGATGCCCAACTTGGTCTGGACGATCTCTACCACTTCAACACCAACATTCTCAGGTTCGGCCGCGACCTACCCGACGGGACCTTCTTCCAGATGCCCGAGGGTGAGGTGCGCCCGCTCGCGAACTTCTTGAATACGCCGAGGCCGGCTCATCTGCGGCCGACAGATCGGCGGAAGCGGATCCTGACGATCCCGCGGGGGACGACAAAGACCAGCCTCGGGCAAGGCTACGTAGGACAGCAGATTCTACGTAATCCGGATCTCGCAGTGCTATGGACCTCGGAATTAAAAGCTCTGGCAAACCGCACCGTGGGCGATCTGGCGAACAGGTTGGACTCGGAAGCGGTTCGGCTTCGTTACGGTCAGCTGCGAGGCGCCACTGATTGGACATTAGATCACTTCACCTTGGCCACTCGAAAGAAGGACCGAAAGGAGCCGACGGTGATGACGGGGGGTATCGATGTCCCCATCCAGGGATGGCACTACGACCTGATCATCTGCGACGACCTCCAGGGTCTTAGTAACAGTACCCCGGAGGGGATCGAAAAGGTGGCTCAGTATCTTAACCTGCTGTGGCCGGTACTTAATCCGGGCGGCGAGCTCCTCTGGATCTGTACTCGCTGGGACTATGACGATGTCGCTTCCCGCATCCTCAAGGAGGCTCGCGAGAACCCGCTTTCCTGGGAAACCCTTCCGACCGCGCGCGGGTATCTTGGGGCAACGGCCGTAGAAGGAGACGATGACTTCTTTCGGGATTACAAGGGTAACTCTCATGTTGTTGTTGGTGATCCTCAGAAAGGGGTGAACTTTCCGTCAGTGCTCGATGCCAAGGTTCTGGCTGAGCTTCGCAAGGATCCCCCAATTGGGATGGGCCTTTACCAGTACTCGTGTCAGTACGAGAACAATCCCCTCCCTACTGAGGCGGCCACGTTCAACCCCAACGATTTTCGTCACGTAAACGACTGGGTTCCCCTCGACGAACTCGATCTCGAGCACCCAGCGTATGAGTTGTTTTCGGGCCTTGACTATTACATGGCCGTCGACTTTGCTTCCGGGGATGACGAGGTCAAGTACGGGGACGACACGAGCATTGCTGTCATTGGTGTCAGGGGCCTCGATATCCAGCGAGAAGTCTACGTTGTCGAGTCCGACGGGGGGAAGTGGAAGCCCGATGAGACGGCCGACAAGATGTTTCTCTTGAACGACAAGTGGCGTCCGCGCCTGATCGGTATTGAGACGAACGCTATGCAGAAGACCATGAAATGGGTCATCAATGATCGGATGCGCGGCCAGGGCATATACCTCCCCTTGCGAGAGTTGAAGCGATCCGGGCGTAAAGCCAAGTCCGATGAGATACGGAAACTGCAGCCGTACTACACGGCGCACTCGATTTTCCATTTTCGCTCCTTGAAAGGCGGAAAGCTTGAAGAACAGCTGATTCGATTCAAGCCCGGCTCGTCGATTCACGACGACTATCCGGACGCGTTGGCGATGGCCTTCCAACTCGTGCGCGAAGGATACCAAGTTGCGCGCCAACGTGCAAATTCTCGCACGCAAACGCTGCGGCGCCTGAGACTCCGGGGGAGGGGCTCGACGGTTGGAGCGTGGTAGGCTATACTGTTGGTGTCACTGGCCGACGCCAGGAGAGGAGGCTTTTATGGGTTCACTTATTTCGGTGCTGCCGAAGATCCTTCCGATCATCCCGGGAGTAGTCAAGGCGGTAGAGAAGATTTTCAAGGGACAAGAGAAGGCTGGACCGCAGAAGCGGGCCGCGGCCATCGACATCGTTCTGCTGCTCGTGGCGCCCCTGGTCATGCTCGTTGAGGGCATCAGCGGCAAGGATCTGGTCGAGGACGAGGCGTTCGTCGCGGCCATCGGTCAGATCGTCGACGGAGTCGTCGCTGCGCTGAACGCGCGCAACGAGCTCAAGGTGGTGTGATCCGATGCCCAAACGATACGAGGCGATCCGGGACAAACTGCTCGCCAAGGGACTCAAGTCGAAGACGGCCAAGACCCGCGCGGCCAAGATTTTCAACGCCACGCGGAAACCTGGCCAGAAACCGGTGACTGGAAAGAGTCACTGAGTGAGGTGTTTCATGAGCGATAAAGCTCGCAAAATCAAGACGGGGCGCCGGCCCCCGCTCAAAGCCGGTGGAGGTAAATAGTCATGCCGAAGTCCAGTCTGCCAAAAGATTCCGAACAGCGTCACAAGCCCGCGTATCCGAGCCGCATCGGTCAAGGTTCGACCTCGCCCGAGGGGTATCAGAAGGAAGCGCGCGCGGACAAGCCCTCGGCTGCGGGCACGAAGCTCGGTCTTGGAAAAGGCCCAAAGGTCTAGGCGTCGATCCATGTTGCCGGAACTGCCGGCGTGGATCAACACCGTTGGCCCGGGTGAGGTTTTCTGGCTTGCCTTTCTGACCATCGCTGGTGGTCGGTGGGTAAAGCGTAAGGCGAACGGGGGGACGGTCAGTGACCGTCTCGCCCGTCTCGAGACCAAAGTAGACCTCATCATGAGCGCCATGAAACTCACGCCCAAGGACTAACAAATGGCGAATATCATGTCTGCGACAATTTCGTCGCACGACAAGGATGCCGCGCGTCTCATTCTCGACCGTGTCCGTTATACGATGGACTACTACGGAGACTACTTCAGTCTCCTGAAGAAGTTCCATCGAAACTACCTGTCCCAGACAGGACGGCGCCGCCGAGTCGACCCGCCAGATGCTGACATTCAGCTGGACTGGCGCGCGGATCCGTTCATCCCCTACTCGTTTGGCACCATCGAGGCCGCGACCCCGCGGCTGACGTTCGCCCTGTTTGGGAATCGTCCGTACGTTCGGATGATTGGCCGTGGGTACGAAGATTCGAAGAAGGCCGAGAAGGTGACCTCACTTCTCGACTACGACATGGAACGGGCCGAGGTCAACTACAAGTCCATTCTCGCCATCAAGAGCTTCCTCAAATACGGCATCACCATCGGCCGTGTCACGTACCGGCGCCTCTTTTACGATCAGCCGTACGAGGGCGTGACGGTCAAGCCGATCTTTGATCAGTTCGGCAACATGACTGGCGGCCAGGAGAAAACGGTTCGAACCACTCGTCAGATCAAAAAGTTCGACGGCCCGTGGTTTGAGCCCGTCAGCGTCTTCAACTACTTTCCGGATCCGTTGTACTACGACGTGTCAGAGATGCGGTACAACGCGGAGCTCGAGCTCACATCGTTGAGCCGACTCCACGAGGAGAATGAAGGATACCGTTCCTTGACAGGACGTAACCTGTTCAAGGGACTGGACCGTCTCGAAGGGATGCCCCACGGTGAGGCACTGCTTCGGGCGGGTACTTGGCTTGGAGATGCCAAGGAAGAGACTGCCATGGCGTTCGGCTACGGCAACGCCATTCAACGAGGTGCATCGTTTCTGGGCTCGCCGCAGAAGGACCAGGGCGATGAGGTATGGCTTCTGCACTACTGGGAGAAGGATCGGTACTCGGTGCTCGCCAACGGGATCGAAGTGATTCGCGATGGCGATACGCCTTACAATGATGGGGACTTTCCGTACTTTGCTGCAGCGTGCTTCCCAATCGAGTTTGAGTTCTACGGACAAGGGCTTCTTCATCCTACCGATGCTATCCAGGATCTGATGAACGCATGGCAAGGAATCGCAATCGACCAAGGAAAGCTCAACATGATGCAACCGCTGGCGTACGATCCGGAGTCCGGACTGACGGAGTTGGACTTCGAGATCTTCCCGGGCTCAGCGACTCCGGTTCTCTTCGAGGGCGGGAAGCCTCTGGTGACTTCGTTGTATCCGCAGACGAGCCTGCCGCCCGAGACGTGGCAGATGAAGGGCGAATTCTTGCGCGACTGGCAGAATGCCTTGGGAATGAACGACTACGTCACGGGCGGGGGACCGGGGGAAGCGGGGACCGCGAGCGAAGCCTCAATGCTGTCCGCGGCGGCGGCCACCCGGTTCAAGCTTCAATCCTTGATCGGGCAAGAGCGTTTCTTGAAGCGACTCGCCCAGAAGATGTTCGCGCGCCGGCAACAGTTCTTGGACGAGTACGAAGTGTTTCGGATCCTGGGACCCCAGGGCTACGAGTATCCGATGATTGGTCCCGAGGATCTGGCGGGCGAGTACGACTACATGCCCCTCTCTTCGGTGATCGGACCGAATCGCGAAGTCACACGGCAACAGCTGATCCAGTTCATGACCACCGCCGCAAGCAACCCGGCTATGGCCGGACGGTTGAACTGGGAAGGCATCATGACCGAACTGATCACGCTCTTCGATCTGCCATACCCACAGCAGTACATCCTACCACCCAACAAGTGGAGTATTCCACCGCAGTACTTGGAGCGCATGCTGCAGATCGCCATCGAGAACGATGATCGGAACATGGTGGAACAGTTGGTGATGGAGATCACCGCGTCCCAGATGCAACAGGCGCAGTCGTTGGGGATGGGCGCTGGTGGTCAGAATACCGGCACCATGAACCAGGAGATTGGTGGTGCAGGCGCCCAAGGTGCCGGTCAGATTGCGGCCGGCCCGACCGGAGGGGCGCCGACCATGGGCTCGCTCTCGGCGCAGGCGATGGGAGGTTCGGGTATATGAACCCCGAAAAACTGGCGACTCAGATCGACTGGATTCATCGCAAGTTAGACGCCATTGAAGAAGCTCATGTTCTGCTCAACGATCCGGTAATGCACGGCTGGCTTCAACGCCAAATGGCCGAAGCGGAACAGACCGCGATCCACGCTATCGAGAAACCCACTACTCATTTTGCAAAAGCTCAGGCGTCTGGTATACTGCGGTCTTGGAGGCGCAAGTTAGGTGAACTTCAAGACCTAACCGCCCCAGGACTGAAAGACAAGCTGCTCGCCAGACTCGAGAAGCTGACGAAGCAGCAGGAGGCACTTTATGCCGAATCTGGAACAGATGATGGCAGATCAACTCGAGACTCCGAACCCATCCCCTTCGGGGAGTTCTGAGCCCATAGGCAGGTCACTCGACGGCTTCCGCGGCGTTAACCCGCGGTTTGAAGAGCTCGACGAGGAGAACATCGTCCCGGAAGGGAGCGAGGCCGCAGGGCAGGAAACCGAAGCTGAGGTGGACCATTCGGCTGAGGCGCAGGGCGCGACCTCGGAAGAGGCCCCAGAGACGGGGTCTGGTGATCAATTGGACGATGAGGTCAAGGCGTTGCAGAAGCGTCTCCTCGAGTCTGACAAGGATCGCACTAGGCGAGCACAAGAGGTTCAGTTCCTCAAGGGGAAGCTGACCGAACTCGACCCGTACACGCGACTTGGGTTGGCTATTGAGCAACACCCGGGCGCCTACGAGGCGGTGCAGAAGGTTCTCTCGGGAGAGCAATTGACCCCGGCTGAGAAGAAGTCTGTATCGGATACCGCGGAGGCGAGTGGGTTGTCTGCGAAGCAGCTGATGGCTCAAGTATCGCGGATGATGCAGTCGGAGCGGGAGGCGATTCGGAAGGATGTCAGGGATACCCTGGCGGCCCACGAATACGCGGTCCGTGAGTTCGAGAAGCTTTCCGCGCGGGCGCGCAAAGAGCTCCCCAACTTCGATGCTCTTCAGGAGCATCCTGGTTTTCTTGGTTGGGTGGGAACGATGCAGGCCGCGATCAAGAACGGGACTCAACTTGTGCCAGAAGGTGTGGACGAGAACTTCTATGCATTGAAGCTCGCACACGATGCGATGATTGCTTCGAACCCGGAGTATATCGAGCTCGTGCGAAAGGTGGGCGTCAAGCAAGGGAAGGAGTCAGTCGCGAAGAAGATGGCTGCTGCTGGACCCGGATCCGCGTCCCGAGGTTCAACTTCAACCAAGACGGGAAGCGTCGATCAAGGCGCCAAAGATCGCCTGGGGATGCTGCGCGCGTGGCACGGAAACAACAGTGCTCGCCGGCTGCCAGGTGCCCGTTAACTTAGGAGCATTTCATGCCTGCTACTCAGCAAGGTTTCAGGGGAATTCGAGCGATCCTCGATGGGCGTCAAGTCCCGGATATGGCCGAGACGATTGCCCTCTTGGAGCCCTCGAGTTACCCATTCACCCAGTTCCTCAACGCGATGGACAAAGTGAAGCCTGCTCGAAACCCGGTTGTTCGGTGGATGGAGGACGAGCTCGATCCTCGGATCGACACCCTCACCGGCTCCGAGGCTTCCGATCAGACCACTTGGTCGGTCGCTCACCCGGAATACTTCACGGTCGATGATGTCGTGAACGTTCCGGAGTCCAACGAGAACGTGGTCGTATCCGGGGTCAACCTGGGTGCCGGTACCATCGACGTGGATCGTTCGGTCGGCTTCGAGCCTGCCGCTGCGTACTCCGCGGGGACGGTGCTGCGCATCATCGGTTCGGCCCGGGCCGAGGGCGACGTTTCTCGTGGAATCAACTCCACGCTCGAAGTCGAGCAGCTGAACTACACGCAAATCCTGCGGACCAGCCTCGGTGCGACGAACACCCAGCTGGCGTCGGAACTGTACGACGGCAACGACCTCGAGTACCAAGCGGCCAAGAAGATGATCGTGCACATGAAGGACATGGAGCAGACTCTCATCTTCGGCCAACGCGCCATCACGACAGCCACTTTGTCGGTCGATAGCTCGACTCAGTACAAGCGGTTCGCAGGCGGAATCCTCGAGTTCATCCAGACCAATCGGATGGACGTTGGTGGGGTCCTGACCGAGTCGGATTTCGACGCGTTCTGTCGGGTGCTCTTCCGGTACGGCAACAGCCGAAAGGTTCTGCTCTGTGCGCCGGTTGTCATCCAAGCGATCAACAACTTCGCCAAAGAGAAGCTGGTCACGATCCCCGACGACGAGCGGTACGGTCTCGCGCTTCGCGAGTATCGCAGCCCGTTCGGTGACGTGGTTCTCGTGAACCACTGGCTTCTGTCCGGCGACGTGTACGGTGGATTCGCCATCGGACTCGACGTGGACAACATTCTCCTCCGCGTGCTCCGCGGCCGTGACGGTTCGAACCGTTACGTTCGGCGCATCCGGAACATCCAGGCCAACGATCAGGACGCGCGCAAAGACGAACTGCTCTCCGAGTTCACCCTCCAGGTGATCCAGGAGAAGACTCACGCGCTTCTGACCGGCGTGCTCGGGTAAGGAGGACTTCATGCCTTTTGGTAAAAAGCCTTTCAGTAGGGTGGTCACCGGAGTCGACAAGTCCCGTCTGTTCTACGCTCGTCTCGTAGGACGACTGAACGCGGCCGGCGCCGAGATCACCACCGCTACCATGCAAGCCGTGACAGCCTCGAACTACATCGAGTTCCTGCTCAACGGCGCGGGTGATAGCGACATCAACGATTACACTGGCACTGCTGGTGCGGCTGGTCGGATCACCATCACCGACGCCAACGCTGACACTGTGGGTGATGTCATCGACATCATCAACGGAGTGGGCGTGGGTCAAGACGGTGGGGTTTCGGCCGGTGGAAGTCGTCGGTGGCGAGCCGCGCTCGGAGACTTTCCGCGCGCGTATGCGCTCACTTCCGGCGATCTGCTCAACCAGGCTTCGGCCGTCGAGATGATGCTCGGGAAGCGCCACAAGGGCGCGTCGGTGTTTGCCGACTCGAGCGGTCTTGCCAGCCCCGGGCCAAACGACATCTGGGTGGGAATCGGAACCGAGCACGGCGTCCTTGCGGGCGGCGGGCTGGTAGTGCCGGACTACTTCGAGGATGTGCCAGGTGAGACCACGACTTCGACCAAGATCTCGAGCCCGTCGGGTGATCGTACCCGTCAGAAGGCGAAGAGGAATGACGAGTCGGGAATCGCCGCGCGGTACTCGGTGGTCATCCACGCGATCCTCACAGGCGTTGACTGGGATACCACGAAGCTGATCGAGGTTTACACCGAGGATCAGGTTCCTGGAACCGACACACCGTTCTACTCGGAGTCGATTGCGGCCACTGGCGCCGGGTCGACCGTGTACAATGGTGCGGCCGGGGGTCCCGTTCTGGTTGGCCCTCCGGGCAAGGCCCTGTTCGTTCGAGTCTCGGGAACCTCCAACCTTACCGATGGTAACGTGGTGGTCACGGGATACTACGAGCAGACACCGCGCTCGGCAGTAGCCGCCTAGGTCTTAGGGTCCAGAGGCCCACCTCGCGTCACAAAATCAGGAGGATGTATGGGACGACCCAAGGGTTCGAAGAACAAGAAGCCGGCCAGTCCGGTGACTGGGTATGGTGCGGCCATCGTGCCGCGGGACCCAGAGCCACAGATCGAGATTCACGACGAGGAAGAGATGGCTGCGTTGCCCGCTGAGCAGCAGATCCCGCTCGTCAACAAGCCTGTCACGTTCTTCTCACGCTTTCGTGAGGATGAACTTCTCATGACCACCGCCTCGCGGATTCAAGTGGACCAAAACCGTTGGATCACTCAGCCGGCCTCCACGGTCAAGTTTCGTGATCGTGCGTTCGTGACCAACGACAAGGTCAAGATCGAATTCCTGCGCAACCATCCACGGTATGGGCGCCAGATCTTCGAGTTCGGTGTTCCCACTCACGACAAGGCGATTGCGCAGATCGACGACGCGGGCCGAATCATCGAACTGGAGAAGCTCCACCGGCTCGGGCGTGTGATGATGTCGAGGGAGCGAGTGAGGTAACTGCATGCGTGCTGAATGGGGTTTGCGCAACGCGGATCTTGGTCAATGGGCTTCTGGTGAACCAGTGGCCTGGGATTTGGAATTGACTAATTCTACTTCAGCCCAATTGACACGTGACCAAGAAGCTTTTCACAACCTTGGTAAGACTCAACCAGCGGTCACCCTTTTAGATTCGTTTGGAACCAGGCCTTCGATAGGTGATCCCTTGGTAAGGTATCATTCGGCGCTCCGAATTCGAAACACAGGGGTATGGGCTGCCAATGAAAATGGTATCCATATTCAAGGTACAGCTAAGACACTGTTGGGAACACCATTGTGGTCTTTACCATGGACGCCGATGCGTAAATCAGTCCTTGGTGTTTGGGCTCGAGGTACAGCTGGTAAAGAGCTTCGTTGGAAGGTGGGCATGGCTGCTGCAGACGGAGCAACAGTCTTGTATCTTCAAGCTGATGGTCAATGGTCTTCTTCGGAAACAGGTGGTCTAGCATTTGGCTTACAGCCAATTTGGCACTTGTACACGGTTGAGTTCATGCCGATCCTTAAGTCAGGTGATCTGACTGGTGATGCAGCAGACGCATTACTGTTTGGGGTTTTCAACTCATCGACTGCCTCGTCCTCTGCCGACGACTTTGTTTTCGATATCGGAGGCTTTGAGTACGATATTCGAGGGATTCGTAGTACAGGAGCATAAGGCATGAGTGGCTTTTCAGAACTTGACCCAATCGTAGTCTTTGATGAAACCGTTGCTGCTGGTGCTGGGACTGTCACAGGCCCAGTAATTCGCCATCCAAACCATGATATAGTATGGTATCAAGCATCACACTCTGGACTTGGTGCAGCTGCAGCAGGTTCTTTTCAATACTCTGTCGATGGGGTAAATTGGTCAGCTGCTACTGGTGGACCGACCCTTACAAGTTCAACCCCTTTTACTTCGGTTGGACAACTCTCGAATATGGCTCGGTTTCTTCGTTATGTCTTGACACACGGTGGGGCAAATGGGGGACAAGTAGTTATCGTTATACGTCCTTTGATCAGCGCAATGTAACAATTTGCCTTATAATAGGGCTGGTGGCGGGGGCGGAAGTCCCGCGGAAGTTTTAGGAGGACACATGAAACGGTTGCACAATATCCTGGGCGCGGCGTTGCTGGCAGCCCTTACTGTTGGTGGAGTTACCCTGGCGCAGAACGTCTGGATCCACCGGAACCAATGGACGAATTCGGGACTCTCGGGCGGCTTCAGCTACTTCCGAGACGACAACGTACCGTCGCCGTCGAATGGCGGGGTGACGACTGGCGAGCTCGGGGTCCGACTCAGCACGAGCGGTGGAGATCATACGCTCGAGGTTTACCAGGGCTCGAGCGGCTCCTGGGAGGCTCTGGCACAAGTCGACTCGGGCGAGTTCGTGGATCTTTCGGCCTCGGGTACCTTCTCGGCTTCCGGCAACGTGGTACTTGGCTCAGATGAGGACGACAGCGTTACGGTGAACAGTCCAGTCACCTACCAAGTGGTTCGTGAAGACTTCGACGGCCCAACACTTTTGCCGATGGATTTCACCAACGGAGACTTCGCAGTCAGCGTGGCCGACACCGAGGCGAACGTTCTCTTCCTCCAGAATCTGCCCATCTATTACAGGGTGGAGTTGGCGTTCGGCGGCACCTATACTCCTGCGACGTTCATCCACACGAGCATCGACACCACTTCGACCGAGAATCTGGTTTGGAAGATTTCCGACCCGACCTTCATCGACGCCGCGGATAACGATGCGGTGGATTTCATTGTCGGTGGGGCGCCGACCGTTGCTGTGACCTTCGATGAGGACTCTCTCGAGAGCGCCTATTGCGAAGCGAGCATCCGGATCGATGACATCTCGGACTTGACCGCGAACGATCTCTACTTTGGGTTCTTCCTCGCCGCGGCCATCGACGACACCTTCGGATACGAGGGGGCGAACACCTGGGCAGCTTTCTCGGTCCT